GCCCCGGTTTGAGCGCCGGAAAGAATGAGGCGCGGAAAGCAGGAATAAATAGACTGTTGGCCCATGTCACGGTAAACAGAGGCCCCAACAATAAGGCGCTTCTCAAGGCCGGGGTTAAGAATAATATCCATCTCGAGAGACACAAGCTCGACAGATTCAAAGAGCGAAACCTTGGAAGCGAAAAGAGCGTGGGTCGTGAAATCAATCACAGCAGTGGAGTTGGCACCGCTCAACGCCCCATGAAATGGGACAACGAACGTAGAGGGGGCGGGGGCAGTGCCAACAGTACGGGTAGACGGTTGAAAAACCGCTTGGTCCGGGACGAGGGCAATCGAAGTCGGGGTAGCCATCGAACAGGTGAAGTAATGAACGGAACGGGTTCGAGGAAGCGGACGACAGAAGGCGTTTGGAAAAGCAAAGAGGGCGTCTGTGTCGTTGCTGATAACAGAATATTGCAAGCAGTCAACAAATGGGATAAGGAGGACAAGAAGTTGACGGCAGGAGGGCATGGAGCAGCCCGTGTGTCCGCGACTGACACACGGGGTGGACTGTTCCTTTCAGATCGGGGGGATTGGGGGCCTTAAAGAGTCGGCCCTTACCGACCCGCCTAGCGTGCAGTCTCTACAGCGTTGAGGTGAACGTCTCAACAGGGGCACATGTGGCAGTGTGCGACCTCACTACGACGGTTCCGTAGTGTCCTCGTCTAATAAGGACGATCGGCTAGGACAGCTGTGCAGCGCAAAAGAATGAACGCCAAAATGTCAAGAGGTTAACGCACAACACGCAATAGGGCAACCACAATCAAGTGGTAAGGACCTATCACAGACGGCATTACTGCCGGATCTTACCTCATACTCATCCACGGCATGCTCCGAATTAACGGACCTGTTCGTGGAGGCCGAGAAATGTGGGGATCTCGGATCCAGGGGTCATCCCACCTACCCCCAAGGGACACCACCCAGCTTTTAACGTCATCAGGGTTTGGACGTGAAAACTCATCGTGTCCGGAAAACGAGCGGGCCGGAAATCGGAAAACCGTATTTGACGGCGGCCTGGAGCAAATTCTCACGAGCTGTGCTTAAAACGGCAGAGTAATCAGGAGAACACAAACCGGCCTCAGCGATAGCATCAGCTATGGAGCGCCAGTAGTCCGGATCAGAGCGGCCAAGGGCAAGACCGTACTGGGAGCGGTGGAGGACCACATCAGCGCCGAGAGCGATATGAAGACCCCCAAACTCGTAGCCACAAAACAGGGCAGTGGAACCATAAACCGTCTTCGGAGTCATAGCCCAGTCAGAAGCTCGATTTGTCTTAGAGCCAAGAAAATGCCCACAAACCAGACTATCGTCACCGCTGAAGCATGCAGGGGTGCGAGGAGGGCAATCAAGGCGGGCGCCAGTTAAGGCAGCATTACGAAGAGTATTCAGCAGCCAAGTCCAGCGATCACCAGATTCCTGTCGGACCATGTGAGGTCCTAAATAACTGGTGATGTTGAGCCGCTCATGTTCGTATAACGCCATGTACTCCTCAGGGATGCCACTCAAACGCATGACCCAAAGGTCAAAAGCCAAAAATTCTGCACGGCAACCAGAATCCCAGGCGGTATAGTCATTGGCAGTCATGGGACCACGGCGCCAATTGCGAGTGTACCAACGATCCATCATGGAGGGGGAGGCATGTGAATGCAAGTAGGTGCTAGGGAAGGCATACTTGTTGGCCAATTCCTCAATGTAATGGGCAGCCGTAGCGTCCCGAAAACTTCGCACCATATTGAATTCAGACACGGTCTGACCAGCCTTGGCAGGGGAGAACCGTGATTCCTCCTTCTTGATGTATTGCGCCTTGAGGAACAAATGGGCCATGGTGCAAGGGGAATCAAGAGGGTTCTTGGCAATGGAACGACGTATCTGGGCCTTAGTCCGCTTGGAGCACCAAGACTTGTAAGCATTACGACCGGATCGTTCCCACTGAGCCATAGAAAATCCTTGTTGATTCCAACTGGGCACATCAAAGAACTTAGCAAATCCACGCTTCAACAAGGCGAATCGGTGGCGTTGGGCTGAGTCAAGAACAGCTGAATCAGTGCCGATACGGATTCTCTTCTTCTCAGATATACGGGTAGTGATGCGATCACGACGGGTATGATGCAAGATGGCATTAGGGCCATCAAAAACGTGCTGGCATGTAGAATCGGTATTTGGGGCAACAATCTCACGCAGGTCGCCATCGACAGCTTTGTCAAAATTGAGGGCGGGATCCGGAGCGATGGTGAGTAAGGGAGCACTAGGAACCAGGTAATCAGTGGAATCCATGTGAAGCACGTGGTCATTCGGTATGGAGGCATAATGACGAAGAAGGTTTGGGACAACAGAGTCAGGGGCATGAGTGACAGTAGCAGAATGTCGGGAGAAGGCCGGATTCCCTACAGGTTGGGGGTGCCGCTGTGCACGGGCAGAGCGGGCAGTCCAAAAATCAGCCAAAAAAGAGTCACGTGGTTGATCAAGCCAATCAGCCCGTTGTGGCACGTAGCCCACGACGGGCGAGGCGGGGATGAGGCCCAAGGCAATACAAGCTGGGGTTGAAAGACAGCGTGACAAATGAGCTTGAACACTACGAGCAACAATTTGCATGTGATCATCATCCGGGCGCAAGGTGGAAGAATAATTGCCGGCGGCAACTGCAACAAGGGCAGAAGCGATGTTAGATTGGCCGTACATAGGTTCCAACAGACCAGGTGCTTGGGAAAGAGGACCCAGGAAAAGGAGTATGTTTCCACGAGCACGTGTGAGGGCCGTCCACCAAGCGCCATCAGTGGCAGTGGCGCTCAAACCGCCCAAATCGATTGTGACATCACCATCAATAGTGAAGCCTTGGCAATCCTGAAAAGTGGAGCAACGCTGGCCACCAGAAGCCTTAGAAGTGGCAAAACGAGGTGAAACAACAAGGAGGGGCAGGTCGGGGACAACATTTCCAACTATATGCACATTCCCCTGGAGGGCGGGATAACCTGGACGGAGGGCAGGCACGGGAAAACCAAAAAGAGCTGAGTTGTCATCACTAAGCCGATGGCAGACGGTGGCGTAGTGGTGACTCAAGGGGGCCAACCACTCAGCGGTGGAAATATCGTGGCGAACCAGACTGTCGGCGATAGGAAAAGCGGATCGCCCTTGGGAGCAGTCAAACGAACAATAAATGTCGGTGAGGGAAGGATTGGTGGCGATAAGCAAAGGTATATAGCCAGGCCACAATTGTGTGGCATCATCCAGCACGAGAACACCACCAAGTGGTTGGGCGAAAGGCATACAACCTGTTTGGAAATTGTGGCTCATCAAAAAAGGCAATTGAGCGACAACGGTGGCTTCCAGAGGACCACGAAGAGACTTAAGCCAACAATGAAACCGGAGATCAGCCGGGGAGAAGGGAGTACGAGCATGACGGGCAACGATGTCCTGAATCATGGTGTGGGTCTTACCACTGCCGGGAGCGCCATGGTAAAGATGAAGGCGTACGCCGTGACGTTCACCACGACGAAAACCGGCCCTAGCATTCTTTGCAAGCGTGTGGAGACCGCGGCCAACAGGTCCCGGGTTAAATTCACGAAGATCGAGGGCTTCAGGATGGTCCTTCAAGTCCTGACCCAAATGACAAGCCAAATCATAGTCAGCGGCACGTAACACGAAGTCCAAGGTCTGAGCTCGAACCGGCAGAGCAGGTAACTGAACATAAGGGGGAAACCCAACGTTGGGAAGATTCGATGCGGCGGCGGTAGGAGAAACAAGAGCACCGTGAAGCCGAACCCAACTTTGAAGAAACCGTTGGTGAGTGGCTTGAAGTATGGATCCAAGTTCAGCGGGCAGCAGCTGACGGGATATCAAACCAATCATGCCACGGGTGGGGGGGGTATCGACCACCTGCATCTCGTCGGCATGGGCGTGGGGGGTCAAATGAAAAAGCCCACCAGGCTGGCTAACGAGATAATAAGTGGCGGTGAGGTTGGTAGACCCAGGTGGCACATTGATTATAGGGTCGGCACGAGGGTTGAATCGGGCAGCAAAGTCAACGCCACCAGGGGCACGTGGACAAAGGCCACCCTCATTAGTGGCCGGCATGACGCGAACCCCAAGGCCAAAGAAAGCAAACACGGTCGCAAGTCGTGAATAAGGCACAAGGCCAGCAAACCAGGGTTGACGCTCATCAGCAGGTAAAGAAGCAAGCCAGGTGGCGTGAAGCAATTCAGATGGTAGCCCTATCGTGTCAGACAAGCATTGCCAAACACAACTTTGGTTGGGATTGAGAACAGCAGGGGGGGCGGGAGCCAAACGGAGGGGCTGAACCCAGGCGGCAAGGTGATCATGCAAGGACGGTTGTGAAAAATACCTTCGATACGGGTCAGGGTGAATGGCTGGAAGAACCTCTTGTGGGGCAGGCTGAGGCTCGGGGGACGGTGGGGTGACTGAATCAGCGTCGTCCTCCGGAGGGGGCAAAACAAGAGGAGAAGATGGTAAAGTGGGGGGATACCATCGACCGTTGGTGGACCGATCTGAGGGGGTAGGAGAGGACACTATACGTCTGTAGGGCTCAACAGGATAGCTATCCCAAAGGTCAGTTGAGGCGGGGGAATCGGGGGGAGGAGGAGCACAGTCATGAACACAATGAGTGTGATGAGGCAGCTGAACCACGGTGCGACGGGTGATACGAAGCTGAAGGAGCATTAGAAGCCAAAGGACCCCAAGTTGGCTGTAACGAACGATGGGTAAGGGGTGATAAAAGAAGAGTGGGCTAAGTTTTGGCCACTGAATGAGAAGAGTCTGCAACAACAGGCAAATCTGATACGTGACAGATATTCCAACAGGAAAGCTTGTGCCTGAGTAGGAAAGAAAAAACAGCTGAGCTAGTAGGTAAAAGCAAAGCCTCTTAATGACCGGCAAGGGGTTGGGCCAAGGCACCTGTGGAGTATGAAGACCCCACCAGTAGCAGAGCGCCACAAATAAAAAACCAACAGGTGTGTAAAGCGGATCGAGGTCTAAAAGGTAGGACAGGGAAGAGAACAGCCAAGGTAGATGAGGTATGACAAAGCCCAGCAACTTAATTGACAGGGCAGCGGAAACCTTCAACAGCACAAACACGTGCAAGCGGGAGGAAAAGTCAGCAAAGCGGGCGGCAGGTTTGGGATGTGGGGGGGAGTGGAACAAGGTGACCTGGTGGGGGTCACAAAGTCCACGCAACAGTTGGCGGAGGTTGCCATCAGGTGAACGTGACACAAGTGCCTGGCATGAAATGAGCCAAATGCGAGGTACATCAAGCCTGTGGGCAAAATGAAGTGAAGTAATTGACTGAACCAGCCAAGGGAAAGGGAGAAAAGGCAGCCGAAGCAACTCACCAAGCCAACTAAAGAGAAACGAGAAAACGCTGGGGGCAGCATGAAAATCCAAACAGCGGGATCGCACAGCATGAAGAGCAGCGGCGCGGACAAAACTGGTGGGGAACCGTCCGTAGGTTTCAGCCTGGAAACTGGCAACCTTGGCATACAAATCACGGAGGTTGGTGGCTGAAACACGAACGCTGTAGCTCTCAAGAGCTGCCAGGAGATGAGGGAGTGTTAAGCGGGCATGTAAACCACCAAAAGGGTGAGCCAAAAAGGGTATGATGGAGAGCGGTGGCATATCCAAAACCCTCTTAGGCTCAGTGATGAGCTGTGGGCGGGATATAAGAAAGAGGTGGTGAGAAGTTTGCGTGTAAAGTAGGCTAACATGGAGACACTCATTCATGGGAGTGATGAGGGTGGAGGCACGTAGCCAATCCCGGGCAGAGAATGGTTGGATGTAGGCATTGGAATTGTCACCCTCAGCGATATAGACGAGCTGGTCACCGTGGATTTCAAAGGTGTAAAGATCAGGTCTCAGGGCAGGCAAATCAAAAGCAGTCTCGGGAGGAATAACGGTGGTAGCAAGAAAATACTGGAGGTTGGGGTTAGCATCAAACCATTGACCCACGGTGGTGGGGGTAAGGTAATGAAGAACGAAGTGGCTGAACCAGGTTTCGGGTTCAGCCACAGGGTCGTGGCTCTGGGGCAATGGAGAGGAAAAGTAACGAGCAACGTCCTTGCCGACAAGGCGGGGATTCCACACTGAGACTGGAGGAGCACACTGAGGAGTGTGTAACATGTAATCAACTTTGGTGGGACGCAAAAAGAGTGCAGACCATCTACGACCGGCCAAAAACTTGGCGGCGAGATGGAGCATAAGGTTCTCGAACGCGACGTGGACCGGATGACTGTGGTTAGGAGAGCCAGGGACAGGGAGAGGGAGACCAGCATTCTTCAAATGTTCAGAACCATTTTTTCCGACATTGAAAGGGGTTATGAGTTTCGCGGAGCGGTAGGTCTCAATATAATCCGCCACATGGTTAGCTAGAACGGCTGTCCTAAGGGGAGAGTCGGCGAAGAATTCGGGGGTAAGCGGATGACCTGAACCGAACCAGCCAAGTGGGAGGGAACGAGCGGGATGCCACAATCTGAAACCACGACGTAGACGGAAGCGTTTACGGCGACCTGGTATTGGGTGAAACGCGACCATTGGATCGGCACAATGATATACACCGTGCGATACCCGCATATAGGGCATAAACGCCACCCCAGATGACCTGAGGTACGATTCAAGCTGGGTATTTCCGAGCCATGGGGAGTTATCCACCAACGGTTGTCTCCAAGTCGAAGACGGGGACACAAATCGTCTCCAACAATAGCCGGGCGAGGCAGGGGGGGGTGCATCAGGACAATGCCAATCGATCCAGGCTGACACAAAGCACGTATAGCATACGTGGAATGAAAGGCAGCAGTAGATAAAGGTGGAAAATCCATCACAAAAGTAGGACGGGTGGCAATCAACAATCAAAAGCAAAACAATAGGTAAGGTGAGCGACCAGTGCATGCTTAGTACTGGGCGCTGAGGGTTTACGCTCCGCGAAGGTG